TGTTTGCCATTGTACACCTCCTTCATCGCACCTGTAGCGGCTGCCATATCCTTCTTCGCCTTTTTACGGAACTGTTTGAGCTCAATAAGAATACTCGGTAAAAGACTTGGGACATCTTGTGCAAATTTGTAGGTTCGGTCTCCAACCTTGAATGTCTCGTACGTGACCCCAGGAACATTACCATAGCGTCTCTCATCCAATACGAGAGTGGAATAGCAAAGGTTGTGAGCTGTCATAATTGATGGGTACAGCGCTTCGAAATCTAGAGCTGTAATAGGTGTATAGTAGGCACCCTTTTGTGCTTCGAGAACTGTCGCACCCTCGTAGGGTTCTTCAGGAATTGAACCATACTTGATGGTTGGAACCATGTATCCAAGTTCACGTGCCTTCTTTGTCAACTGACTGAACACCTTAATTTGCTGCCCACGCTCAACTAGGAAGCATAGGGGCACCCACGTCGCCTTCGCCATCTCCAGGAGGTTCAATAAGGTGCACAACTTCTTCATGAGTCTGTGGGGGAGGAGTGTATCCTTGATACAGTACTCAGCAACTTCACCCAACTTTTTTGGGTTTCCCTCCAAGTATCTGGCAAACATCTCCTTTGGGGACATGTCAATCTTTTGGTCTCCGAGATACAACTTTGAAACTTCATTCAACTTGTATGAATCCAATTTGTATCCCTTCTTCACTTCATGGAACAAATCGAAAATGAATCGTCCAGACATTGGAAGCAACTTCAGGAAATTATCTCCAAGAGCACTCGAACTCAATTTCTTCTCGATAAGGTGACATTCGGTGTCATGAAGTTTTCCAAGTTGGTAAAAGCCAGTACCACATCCGACCATGGCTGCGCGTTTGTAAATATAGTCAAGGTCAAAACCGAAAATGTTCCACCCCGTGATGATGTCTATGTCTTTGTTGTGTAGATAGTCTTTGAATGCTAAGAGTAATTCCCTCTCCGTGTCAAAACTTACAACATCGGGTCCCTCCGTCTTTTTGTAGCAAAGACAAACCTTTTCATACGGTTCATCACTCCCAAATTTGCATAGTGACACTGCAATCTGAAAACACGCATCATCGGGTACATTCGCATCAGGAAACTTTCCAGTGGAGCTGTTACACTCAATATCGAGAGATGCCACGACGAAAGGGGCGATGTCGTCGCGTGCGACGGGCTTCAGTGTCGTCCAGTCATTACACCACAGGTCAATGTCTACTCTTGCCAGGTGGGAGCGAACACATTCCGACCCAGTGTCAAGCCATCCAGTTGACTGAATACCAGTTCGATGCATTAGCCTCAGAACAGGGTCAAGGTTCGACTCGTAAACCTTGTATTGTTTGAAATCTTGGTTGTACATGAAGAGTGAATTAATTCGACGTCTCGCTTCGAGTGTTTTGAAGTTCAGGTGCATGTAATAAAATTCTTCATTGTTCTGAAACCCCCACACATCTTTCTTCTTGGTAATACTGTAACTAGTTACACAATTTTCACGGAGTTTGTTTAGTTCATTGAATAAAACTTTGACATCTTGGGTACTCGTACCTCTCGGAAGTTTTACAAAAAAGTATGGGTCGAATGTTGTCGTCAGACACACCGACTTTCCATCCTCAGTCTTTCCGAAAATACTAATCAAGTGTTCATCATCTGTATCCCTCGCCTCCCATGTCAAAGCTTGGAACACCACCATATGTTTATATTGAGCGAAAATTTTAATATCATTTATTAATAAATGTCTGCCGCTTTAATTGAGCTCGTGTCGGTGGGTGCCCAGGATGTGTACATCACCGGTGACCCTCAGGTCAGCTTCTTCCGTCAGAACTACAAGCGTTATACAAACTTCGCCATGAAGCCCGAACGCCTAGAATACATCGGCGTATTCGGTTCCAATAACGAGGTCACCATTCCCATTCGCTCGAAGGGTGATCTCATGAGCTACATCTGGATCGAGGCCACGAACGTCTCTAATGTGATGACCAACGACGATGGTCTCTTCTCCAGTGGTGCATCGAATCCCACCGAATTCCAGTTATGGATTGGTGGTCAGAAGGTGTCTCAGCTCGACTCCCTCTACATTCAGGGTGTTCATAACGCTCTCATGCGCGACTCCGCTGCTAAAGCTTCCTTCGCTGTCACGACCAACACGCGCAAGGAAAACCATTCCGGTAACTATTACATGATTCCATTCTTCTTCGGTGAGGATTGGACCAAGTGTTTACCCCTCGTGGCGCTCCAGTACCATGATGTCGAGATTCGTGTCAAGTGCCGTGATGGCTTCAACCCAGGTAGCACCCCCAAGGTGTACGGCAACTATGTCTACCTTGATACCGAGGAACGTAAGTTCTTCACTGATAACGAACATGAACTCCTCATCACCCAGACTCAACACCAATTGGCGTCCAATACCGACACCGAGTTCGACCTCACTTACTTTAACCACCCCGTGAAGTCTATTCACCTCGTGTCTGGTAATGCCAACGAGGGTAAGTACCAATCCGAGTATGCTTTCGATACTGCCTCCCTTTATATTAACGGTGTGGCGCTCTTCGAGAACATGTCTAACGTGTACCATCACGACGTCGTTGCTGAAATGCACACGACCGACCTTCCCGACGGTGCCATCGACAACGTTCCCACGTACTCGTGGCCTTTCTGCCTCACCATGAGCAAGATGCAACCCACCGGCTCCCTCAACTTCTCTCGTATCGACAACGCCAAGCTCAGCATCACCAACCCCTCGGGTGGTAACGACCTTCACCGTGTCTACGCGGTCAACTATAACATTCTTCGTATCAAGAATGGTATGGCTGGTGTCGCTTTCGGTAACTAATTCCAGTTGTCAATTAAAATTTTCGTCTTTTCGTACATCCCCTTCCCATAGAAGGTCTTGTCCTTCTCCCCCTCCCAAATTGTGAGTCGGTCTTCAAGGAACTCCTTGAACTTCTCCGAGTCACAGTTAGACTTGTATCGAACCTTTTCACCCTTAAGTGCCTGCTCCATAGCAGCTAAACGACTATCCATTGAACGCTTAGCAAGCTGATCAGGAGTGATACGAGTGGACACATCAGTGGTTTTCTTGTTCATATACAGTATGGACGACTCTACACTTTATACCATTTTGTACTATTGCAGGGCGTGTCAAAGAAAGTATGATGGTCACGCCCAATGCTGCTTCGAGATGGATCATACCAAAGTTAAAATCCCCACAAATACTAAATGATACCACTTATCATAGCTGGTGCCCTCACTGGGGCCCTCGCATACACCTTTATGGGTCAGAACCTAGTATCTTCCTCCGAAGCCAAACGCCTCATCAAGGAGGGTAAGATAAAGAAGGTGATTGATGTTCGAACAACCACTGAGTACCGCACAGGACATTACCCCAAGGCACTTCACATCCCCGTTGATAAGATTAACGAGAAGACAACCGCAGAACTTCCCAAGAAGGGTTTACTCGTCTACTGCAACACTGGGCAACGAGCCAGATTTGCGGCAGAGAAATTGGAGGAACTTGGGTTCGAGGATGTCTACTACATCGCTGGAACGTACAGGGGGTTACTTTAGTTTGACACCCAGAACCCTCCTCAATTTCTGAAGGACACTAGGGTCTGGAATGGCTCGACCCGATTCGTAAGAACCTATGATACTCACATTCACACCCAGTGCGATTGCTAAATCTTTTTGTGTTTTGAAACCTTTAGCAATACGCCCTTGTTGAATCATTTTTGCCATGGAGAGTGGAACCTTCTTGTGTGTCCCCAGCTCCTCATCCTCCAACTTTTGCTCTTTCGTGCGCTCATAGTGCTTTGGTGTGGGTCTCTGATTAGCAGGTGCAGCTTTTCCATGGATGATAACTGGATTCCAGTCCTGATGATTCATCTGTCTAGTTAGTACGTTTCGTTTTTAAGATTCTTTCCAAACGTTCCTTTTCCTTCCTCATGAAAACTGTGAGTTGGTCAACTTCACCATGGAGTGTCACTCGTCCATGTTGTTTGAGGGAAGAAACATTCTCGACACGTACCATGTCTACCCAAGACATCTTCGAGTCAGGTGTCTTACTATGATATAGAGCTAGTACGGCAGCATCCCTCTTCACATCTTTAGGAAGTTCCTCTCCTTCGTAACACACGACAATGTGTGCACCTGGGTATCCACTCGCATGCATCCACCAGTACTTGGGGTCACTCGTGGTTGTGAGGTGGTCGTTTTCCTTTGCGGTCTGTCCCACTCGAACAGGTATATTACCTGATGCGATGTATTCTAACATTCTATTTTCCCACTTACAAGTAATATGCACGTCGTTCTTAAGCCCAGTCCTTCTGTGACCCACAAGTATCGTGTCGTCCTCCCAAGTAAAAGAGCCGTCGATTTCGGTCAGAAGGGTGTTCAATATTACCCTGACCACGGTGATGCTCGTCTCATGCGTGCACATCTTATTAGGAAGGGAGCCGTCATTCCTAAGAAGTTGCGGATAGAAACAAATCACCATGAAATTCACCGAGGTATGTTGATGGTTGATGAAAGTGATAAGGAAGACTGGGAAGATTATTTCAGGGCGGATTTCTGGGAACGATGGATGCTCCTGTCCTACCCAGATGTCAACAAAGCTAAACTTTTTATGACTATGCAAAAAGGTGTCCTCTTCATGCCTCAACCAGAAGACCTCTGGTTCTCTAATTGCCAGTAGACCCGAATCCACCTGAACCCCTCTCCGTATCCTCAACGATACTGATTTCCTCGATGAGAGGTGTCTCACACTTCTCGAGGACAAGTTGTGCGATGCGGTCACCCTTCTTTACCTCAAAGTCCTTTTCTCCATGATTGAAGAGAACGACTTTGACCTCCCCCGTGTAGTCAGGATCGATGACCCCAGCCCCAACCTGGATACCATGTTTGACTGCGAGTCCCGAACGAGGTGCGACCCGTCCATAGACACCTTTGGGGAGTACCACGGCGATTCCCGTGGAGACGAGCATCCTCTCCGATGTTGGAATAACACAATCACAATTGCTATACAGGTCGTAACCCACAGCACCAATGGAACCACGAGTAGGTAGAAGAGCATCGAAGGAGAGCTTCTTAATTCCGAGAGTCATTATACATCAGTTTTGTCCATAATCTTTATGTTGTATGATGAACCTCGAGGTGAGTCTCCCCTCTTTATCCTCTCTTTATATACAAGTTTAAGGAGAAATTCTGCCACACACAAGAACATCCTAATTTACGTCATGAAAAAGAAAAACATACTTCTCATTCATGAAGTGAATTTGCACTCAAGGGGTTTCGAACCCCTGACCTCAAGCTTACTAAGCTTGCGCTCTACCACTGAGCTATGAGTGCGAGATACTGAGAGCGGGGTCGCCCTCCTTAGACCACTCGGACATCTCAGCATCATGGAGCCTCCCACGCTACTCTATTGTATCATCAAATCTTTAAGCACTTTGGTGGTGGTTCGAAGGCTGTCTGCTCCTTGAGTTCTTTACGTTGCTTCATCTTCTTGATATCTGCACCTTGGCAATCATGCTTCGTCAGGTTGATACAACTCGGGCAAAAACTACCTTCACAATAGTTACAATCGATGGGAACACCACACTTCTTGCGACAACGTTGGCACGGCATTCTTATTGTTAACTCGGATAAAGATTTTAAGTGACTTTCGTACAGAATGTCTCTCACTTACGCATTCACCAAACCAATTGTCCCCACTGAGTACTCCCGTCTCAAGACAACCCTGAAAAAGTCTACAGCTGCGTATGGTACAGCACTCAGTGCTTCGTACTTCATCACACAGGGGGCTGACCAGGGTGTATCGGCAGTTTTGGGAGCTGCTGCGTCGT